ATCGGATGCGGAAAAATCTAAAAATCAAGAAATTGTAAATCTTATAAACGAATTTAAAACTATCAATCCCCTTATAAGTTTCGGAAATAAAACCAATAGAAGTTCAGCAGAAGAAATCATCAAGAAATTTGGCTATGAGAAAGCAATCAACACCGCAAAGGCGGCGATTGCAATACAAGGCAAAAAATATGCTCCAACGATTACTAATCCTTATCAACTAAAAATTAAACTAGGCGAACTTCTTGCTTTTTACAAAAAAGAAGAGGGGAGTCAAACACAATGGGTATGAAATATGAAATTAAGATGATGGGCGGAGACATTTTTGAAATCTCCGAAGAGACAGCTATGTCTTTGACTAATAAGACTGGCTTAGTAGGGATAAAAGAGCTTAACGGGATTATAAACATGTCATCAGTCGTCTCTGTTATGGCACAAGGAGTAGCAAAAACAAAAGAAAGCAAGAATATTGTCAAGTGCCACGACGGATCGTTTGCTATTCTGAAAAATGGAAGTTGGATTGATGAATATTCGGGGTCGAAATTAGACTTATCTTATTATCCCGAACTTTTAAAAGAACATAATAATTTACTAACTCTTAATCAATAAAAATATGATATTATCTTTAACACTTTTGTTTTGGGATTTGGCAAGTTATGTAAAAAAACTAGAAACAGGAAAAACTATTTATGAATCGAGTAATGCTGTTCAATTATTATCTATTTTATTATTTTTAACTTCTTTATATTTTGCAATTAAATTAGACTTTAAAATTACAAAATAATTCTTATCAATAAAAATATGCGCAAAAAAAGCTACAAAGATATAGAAAGGAGGATATGGATATTCATAGCCTACAAAGAGGATAGATTGCCATTTTTTAGTAAATTATTTGATGACCACACTAAATTAAAGATATTTTCAGCAATGCATAGCGCTAAATGGAAAAATAAACACAAAGAATATAGTTCTACTTATTTAGATTTAACAGACTTAAATTTAATAATTAAATAATAAAAATATGAAAAATCAAGTTTTAAGAAAGGAAATAATGATTTCGGCTTTTTTATCAAGTTTTCCGAATGGATTGACCAATAACGCAAAAATGATTTTAGAAGTAATGGAAAATCGCCTCAAGGAGGCGAAAGCGGAAAAGATGTTTGGCAAAGTCCAATAATGACATTAAAATCGTTCCTAGGGCATTCTAGGGGGTAAAAACTAACTAATTTTTGAATACTATGAACAAAGATATGCAACACAACGAGAAATATCACAATAAACCGCTTGGCTTTAAAGAAAAATGTCCGGGAAAGAGATGCAAAGGAACTCTATTTTTAACCAAAGGGATGATCACAGGTGAAGAGTATATCAAATGCAATAATCCAAAGTGTAATTATTCAAGGGGTTTAATTCCGACAAAACTTAATTTAATTTAATATGCAACTAAAACTTCCATTTACAAAACCGATAGATGAAAATATTAAATGGATTTTTGATTTAATCGATAAATATGAGAACTAAAAATTTATTTGGTGAAACTACAATAAAAGATTTTATAGTTCCGTCTATTCCATATATGGGGGGAAAAAGAAAACTGGCGACTAAAATATTAAATTCTATTTATAAAACAGTTGGAGACTTTGAAAATTTTTATGATTTATTTGGTGGGGGAGGATCTGTTAGTATAGCTGGTTTATTGGCTGGGCATAATGTTTTTTACAATGAATTTAATACTGGAATATGCAATTTGTTAAAATATATTATATCAGGTAAAAAACTACCGAATAAATGGATAACTAGAGAAGAATTTGAAAAACATAAAAATAACAATGATTGGTATGGAGGGCTTATTAAGTGCTGTTGGAGTTTTGGAAACAATCAGAGAAATTATTTATTCTCTAAAAATATAGAGAACATAAAAAGAGATGGACATTATTTTTGTATAAATAAAAAACAAATAAAAGGTATTCCAAATATTAATTTAGAAAATAAAACAGGAAGAAGACTCTTTTTAAATCAATATGCAACCAAAGAATTTGAAAGACTAATAAACGGAAATGAAAAAGAATATGAAAAATACTGTAATATTTTAGAAAAAAAATATACTAAAGATACTGTTTTAATTTTTATGGATTGGTTGCATAAGACTGGAATAACTGCGAATGAGATAAATAATATTTGTAATACGCAAATGGGTATTCATTATATTTCTAATAAATCACAACCAGCAATGCCTACTATTGAATACTGGAATAAAATAAAAACTAATTCAAAAATTAAAAATATACCCGAATGGATAGAAAATTTATTTAGTATAGATAATAAATATAAATTATATCAATTACAGCAATTAGAGAGATTAGAGCAATTAGAGAGATTACAGCAATTAGAGAGCTTACAGCAATTACAGCAATTAGAGAGATTAGCGAGATTAGAGAGATTAAAAATTTTCAACCTTTCTTATGAAGAAGTTGAAACAAAAGAGAAAGGTGTGATATATTGCGATCCCCCATATAAAGACACTGCCAGTTATCAAAAAACAATAGATTATGAAAAATTTTATAAATGGTGTTTAGAAAATGAAAATCCAGTTTTTATATCAGAATATAATATGCCTAATAAATTTATTAAAGTTAACACTTTCAATCATCGATCAACTTTATCAATTAAAAAAAAAATAATAGAAAACCTCTATTGGAATGGGAAATATTTATAATTTAACTGTGCATAACTCATAAAACGCAGTAAATACGCACCCCTTGACATCGTTCGTCCGTATGCTATTATATAAATATAATTAATTTAACAAAACGCAATTATGCAAGTAATCAAGGCAGAGTGTATTACCGAAGAAGAATTAAAACTATTTAAAAGGTTTGATAATCACACACACAAAAAGAGAATACCAAAAAAGAAATTTGTTTTAGAGGCAATCGAGGATAAACTTAAAAAATAAACTATCTGGGCTTTTGGGAGAATAAACGCTGATAAAATATCTTGCTGGAGGATTTATCTAAAAGCGACTTCTCAATAAACAGTTTTGAACTCTTGCCTCTAGCCCGGATAGATATTTAATTAACTAATAACAATCTTATGACTTACATTGATGAAGTCTCACATTTGAGACAAGACACAATCTATTTTATGGGATTAAAAAGAAATATGGACAATCACAATTTAGAGCTTGAGAAAAGGCTCAAGCCTGAAAACTTTTACAGATTTGACGCAGAATTTGAGCCAGAGGATATGATGATCACAGATTAACATTAAAGAATATTAATGTTATTAAAACTTAATTTATTTAACTTATAAAAATATGGAAATATTTAAATATGGTCAAGAAAATAAAAAAATGACTAAACAAGATATTTCAAACGAACAGTTAGAACTCTTAAAAAATGTAGAGCTTGGAAGTCGTTTGGATTTGGAATGGGGAGAAATAAGTGATAAAAAGATGACGTTTGAAGAGTCTATAGAATGGTGCAAAAGCAAGGGCGAGGGGTGGAGACTTCCACGTCGTAACGCTTCTGTTTTGGAAGAGTATTAATTATTAACTTATAAAAATATGGAAAACAACAAAGAATTTAATGAAGAGATTGAAAAAATGCACAAAAAGATACTTTTACACGAGGCTGTAATAGCTATATCGCAATGTGTAAACACTAACAATGGAGATTGCCACAAAGGATTATTTTTAGCAATAGAGGCTGTTAATAAAATGATAAATAAAATCGGACATAAAACCATAGACACTAAGAGAGCGCTTGAATGGGGGGAGAGTATCATAGAACAGATGGATTTGGAAGAGGCTGTTAATAAAATGATAAATAAAATCGGACATAAAACCATAGACACTAGGAAAGAGCCTGAATGGGGGGAGAGTAGTAAAGAAAGGATGAATTGGGAAGAATTTGGTAAGTGGTGCGAGAGTAAAGGGGATGGGTGGAGACGACCAACTATTATAGAATTATTTATCGCTTATTTAGATGGAGTTGATGGATTTAAAGGAGTTGATGGATTTAAAAGAGATTACTTTTGGTCATCCACCACTCACCCTCAGTTTACGGACAGTGCGTATTTTTTGAACTTCTCGAACGGCACTTTGGACAACAACGGCAAGTCTGTCAATTACTATGGTCGTTGTGTTCGCTAGCAATAGTTATTTAATTATTAACTTAATAAACAAAAATATTTATGCATAAATCTTTCGTTATTGATTGCGAAACAAAGACAGGGCTTAATGAAATTTACGATAGACGACATCCGATTGAAGCACCAAGTAATTACAAAGATCCTGAAAAGATTAAAGCGTATATGGAAAGTAAAAACAATGAAAAGGCTAAAAGAGTTGATATTGATTATGCGGATTTATTTTGTCTAGGAATTAAAGAAGTTGGAGGAGAGGCAAGATGTTTAACGGATAAAAAAGAGATTGAAACGGCTTTAAACGATATAACCGGATTTACAATAGTTACTTACAACGGTTTGCATTTTGATATACCACTTATCCTCCGCTGGGGCATAAAAAATAATCTCAACTTACCTTATGGGTGGCTCAAACAACTAACTAACAGATATGAACAGGCACATATTGATATTCAAGATAGAATGGTTGAAAAAGGAAAGTTTAGAAGTTTAGATGAATTTTGTGAGATATACATCGGAAAAACTAAACAAGATATTAACTTTGATACAGCGACAGACGAAGAAATAATCAAACATAATTTAGAGGACTTATCAATGACAGAAGAGCTGTTTTTAACTCTTAAGCCAATTTTAATTTAATTATTAACTTATAAAAATATGGAAAACTTTTTACCAGTAGAATATAAAATACCAACTAAAAGTAATTATATGAAACTTAAAGAGGGTGAAAATACTTTTAGAGTATTATCATCCGCTATAATCGGCTATGAATATTGGAATATTGAAAATAAGCCTGTCAGATTAAAAGAAATGCCTAAAAATACACCGAGAGACCTCCGATCAGATGAAAACGGTAATCAATCTAAAATAAAGCATTTTTGGGCGTTTGTAGTATATAACGAAAAAGAAAATTCAATACAAATTTTAGAATTAACACAGACCGGAATACAAAATGCAATAAAAAGTTTAGTTGATAATGTAAAATGGGGTAATCCTAAAAATTACGACATTACTATTGTTAAAAAAGGGGAAAAACTAAGTACTGAATACTCTGTAATGCCAAGCCCACACTCTAAACTAGATGATTCAATAGTTGAAGAATACAATTCATTAAATATAAACCTTAACGCTTTATATGACGGAGGTGATCCGTTTAACAGTATGGAAGAAGAAGTTATTACTTTTTAAACTAATGCTTAAAAAAACATATTGCGAATACTGCCATATATCAAGATTTTGCCTAGAGTTGCACCACATTGTGTATAAAAGTGAACAGCCTAATCACAAAGAATTAAATAATCCTCTTAATCTTATAACGGCTTGTCGCCGTTGCCACGAGAAACTACACGGCGACAAGTCGTTAAGAAATGAGCTAGTTGAAGATAGAGGATTGGAAGCTTTATTCAATTGTAAATTACTAAAAAAATATGGTTTGCGATAAATGTAAAAAGGAAATTAAAACACCAGAACTAGAGGATAAAAATTTTAGAATAAACTCCAAGGGGTGGAATAAGGTTATTATTAGTGAGACTTTTATGCTTGAAAATAAAGAGAAAGATATTTGGGAGTTTAGAGAGGGCAAAGTTAAGGGTAAACAACTATTTACCTTTGACGCACTAATGAGAGAAACGAAGAAAAGAAATAAAAGGGTTGCAGACAAAGATTTAATGTATGAGTTAATGAAAAAAGATGATTATTTTAAGACTATGCCAGCTATAGGATTCCGCAATCACCTTAATGCTTCGTTGAACGGTCAAGGTTCGTACGGCTACTATTGGTCGTCAAGTCCAAATGGCACGTATGCCTATCTCTTGTTCTTTGATTCAGGGAGTGTGGATCCTGCCAATTACAATTACAGGGCGAATGGGTTTTCTGCGCGTTGCCTCAAGGATTAACTCTATAACTATTATTGTGCAGAGGGAATAAGCTATGCACATTATAAATAAAATATTGTGCACACACTTTATATCAAGCCTCTATCTGTTAATCAAGCCTTTAGGGGGAGACGGTTTAAAACTAGAGAATACGAAGATTACGAGAAAGAATTATTTTATTTATTGCCAAATTTAGAAGTGCCAGACGGAAAACTTGAACTTAATTTAGTGTTTGGCTTGTCTTCTAAGAATGCAGATACTGACAACCCAATTAAAATTTTTTCAGATGTTTGCCAAAAAAAGTATTGCTTTAACGACAAGATGATTTATAAGATTATAGTTGAGAAAAAAATTGTAAAAAAGGGAAATGAATTTATAAAATTTGAATTTAAGAAATATGGTTCCGATATTCAAAATTAAAATAGAGAATGGAATTATTAAAGATTTAGATGACAAGACTTTTAATGACTATCTTTTTACCTTGAACGGTAATTGCGAGATGATCGTGAAGAAAGAGGAAAAAAATAGAAGCAATAAACAAAATAGACTTTATTGGGGATATTTGAGGATTATAAGTCAAGAAACAGGAAATTCTGAAAATAATTTAAATGAATATTTTAAGAGAGTCCATTTGCCACCTGTATTTATCGCTGTAATGGGCAAGGAGATAAAAATACCTGCAACGACCACCACTTTATCGACTAAAGAATTTAAAGACTACCTAGAGGCTATTTGTGCGGAATGCGGAGTGCCCATACCAGACGAGAGTGCTATTTATTTAACAGAATAATTTAATTAATAACTATATGACAAGACAGCAATTATTAGAAAAAAAATTAGAAATAATAAACGAACTTTTAGGATATGGAAGCCTTGAGGAAGTAACTAAAACCCTAGACACTAAGAAAGAGCCTGAATGGGGGGAGAGTAGTAACGAAAGGATGAATTTTGAAGAATTTGGTAGGTGGTGCGAGAGTAAAGGAGATGGGTGGAGACGACCAACTGCTATAGAATTATTTAACGCTTATTTAGATGGAGTTGATGGATTTAAAGAAGATTACTATTGGTCCTCCACCACTTACCCTCTGAGCACGAACAGCGCGTTTTATGTGAACTTCTCGGACGGCACTTTGCGCAACCTCGACAAGTTTAGCATTATCTATGGTCGTTGTGTTCGCTAGTAATAATTATTTAGTTATTGACTTATAAAAATATGACTAAAAAAGATATTTTAATTAGAGAGTTAGAGATTTTAAAAGAATTGAGAGGATTGGATGATGAGGCTATAAACACTAAGAGAGAGTTGGTAGAGGCTGATGATGATAAAGTGGATGGATTTGTTCCCAGCTACTATTGGTCCTCCACCACTTACCCTCAGTGCACGAACGGCGCGTATTATGTGAACTTCTCGGACGGCACTTTGGGCTTCAACGTCAAGTCTGACAATAACTATGTTCGTTGTGTTAGATTTAAATAGTTATTTAATTATTAACTTAATAAACCAATCGCCCAGCTACTACTCAACTGGTAGCTAGACAATGGGCTTATTCAGTCCAGAGTAGAACTTTGACAATTCACATTCAACAGGAGAAATAAAATGTTACTATTCTCTATTTGTTATAGCCATAACAGAATTAGAGTGGATGGTTTCGATTGGGAGGCTTTTAATTCGTTTGACGGTTTCCCTGAGCATATTTTTGCTTTAATGGATGGAAATGATTTTAGCTTACACACGTGTTTATGTGATGTATGCTTGAAAGTTCAATTCATAACCTATCTTAACGAAATATTGGTGCAATCTAACGGTGAAAATTAAATTGAGGAGTAGTGCTATGGCAGAAAAAAGAGATTTTAGAATACCGTTGCTTATTTGCTTTATGCACAGCAGGCTAAAGTCTTGCGATAAGCCTTGGGTTTCTTGCAGAGGAATGGACTATAGCAAAACCAATATCTATTCGCAGTCGTTTAATACTATTTGTGATATAAACGAGGCTAAATGCGATGTTTGTGAGGAGACAGCGAATGAAAAAACACCACTCAAACAAATATCAGTTTTAATGTGCCAAGAGCATAATAGGATAAAGATCGGAGATGATAAATGGGTAGAGGATTGGCTAATTATTCCTGATAGCGGAGAGATTGAAAAATTCTTTGCTGGCTGTTTGGTTAGACAACAACCTTGCGATATTTGCAAGAATAAAAAAGGAGAATGATATGTGTATAGCAATGACTTATCACACCAAAGGTAAATCTATGTTAATTATCAAAGTGTGCGAAACGCACCGCAGAACAAAATTCACCCATCATCCTTGGGGTGATCCGAAAGTTGGTATTGAATACCAAAACATAGTCGATCATCCGATGTTAAGTCGTTTTTACGACATCCGTAAAGTTGAATGTGATATTTGCATAGTAGAAAAGAGGAGGGAGAGGCTTTCAAAAATTCAGAAAGCAATGTAAAATTAGCCAAAAGAGGGGTCGGCTTAATAGACCCCTCAACTTTAATAGTATGATTTACACACGCATTAAAAACCAACCAGAGGGCGATACAATGACCACTATAGCACGAAGAACCAACGCCAAAGATATTAGCTTCTTTGCAGGCGGTTCAATCAATCGAGGGTATATATTTAGCCCCTCAAGTATTACCAGTAATGATGACAAAGAGTTTATTTTTAATTCTTTGTTCCCTGTAGGAGTAGAGGCTTTTTGCCAAAATGCCAGTGAGTCGTTTGAAGACAGCGTCTACGAGCATATTTTCAATTCCGATGGTTTGATAGTGGTGCGTTCAGACGGCACGATCTCATTCAGCACTTTCGAGTTTGGTAAACCTCGTCCCATAGCTTTTAGAATGTGGCGAAAGTTTAACACTCCATATGGTAAGGCTATTTACCTTTCAGGAATGTGTGTATTACCACAGTGGCAAGGAATGGGCATAGGGCAACAAATGACCCGTCTTGCTATTGATAGTGAAGGTTTTGATGTTGTCTTTACGGTGACACAAAATCCGATAGCCAAGCAATCAATGGACTCGGCTATTGGAATGATTAGTCAGCCCGGCTTTACGGGTATGATAGACTTGAAGAAAGCTCAATATCTGCTTTCTTTAGTAAGTAAAAGTTCTTTAAATGCGGAGGGAATTATTAAAGGACACTATGGTAGCACTTTGTATGGTATGGAACCAAAAAGCAAGGATGCCTACTATACTCAACAATTCAATCGCCTTAACAAGAAAGAGGGCGATGCTATTATCTGTTATGCGGATATAGGAGGGAGAACTTTTAAGATTAACACAGGTATATATTCATCAAAGAATGAATATAAACATCCAAGAATGTCAGTCTGATTTTTTAGCTTATGAGGGGGTAGGCTTTAGATACCCCCTCAATTTCAATAGTATGAAATATAAAGTAAAAAAGTTTTTAAAAAGTTTAAATAAATTAAGGGGGGAAATATGCAAAAGAACAGTTACATTGAGGGTGAAACGATCGCCAATAAAATAATATTTGATAAATTTACCATTAAAGAGGCAGCTATGTTTTTTGACCTTAAAATAAGAAATGTTAGACGAAAACTTCGCTATGTTAAGGAGTATATTTTAACGGTAATAAATAAAACTCCGCAACAGTTAATGATTGACGATAAAATTAAAGAATGCGAGTTATTTGAATTGGATAAGATGATTGAAGAAATAAAAAGGAAACAATATAAAATGGTATTATATGAGGAAAGAATAGCTAACAAGGAATATAATTTATTAGTTAAAAAAGCGGATGCTTTAGTTTATAAGCTAAACAATTAAAGCTGTTTTCGTCCATATTTGCGGCTTTAATTGTTTTTTTGTAAATTTATGATCAACTATATCTATAATCTTTATATTAGTTTTTTAAAGTGCCTATGATGTTACCAACTCTATTAGCCGCACTTGGATTAAATATAATTTTTTCAAGTAATATAAATTTTGATTGCGGATCAAAAAACACAAATGTCTATGACGTCGCAGGATGCTATGGGAATAAAAATGTTTTTATAAGCTACTATGCAAAGGATAAGGATTACGTATTATATCACGAGATAGGTCATTCAATTTTTTTACTAGATCAATCGTCTAGGGATATTATTAAGGATTATAAAGACCTAAGATACATACCAAAAGACTTATATTGTAGTGAGAAAAAAGTATTAGATGAACGGGTAGCAGATTATTACTCTTTGTATAAAAGAAAAAATAAAGAATTTAGCTCAACATATCCTTGCCTTTATATCTATTTTAGAGATAAAGAGGATATGATTGTGAACAAATGAATATACGGTGGATATTATTATTAAAATGTATGTTTTTTTTCAATGGTTTTATCCACTTTTATTTTAGATGACAGCGAAATTGAAGTTAATTTAAGATATTGGATGTTTGTGTTTATAATGGTTGTTCGGGGGTTATTGTGGTTTTATTTATGATAGGCATTGTATTTTTTTTGATATTAGTAATTTTCTTAACTTGAGTTTCAAGATCTATCCTTTTCAACTCGCTTTTAACTTGTTCATCTATTTCTTTGCTTAATTTAAAGCTAGAATTTAGTATTGAACCAGCTCCAGCTAATCCAGCACCAAAAACAGCAGGTATTCCTAAAGCACTTAAAGAAACTTTTCCGCTTATTCCGCCATATTTATTATCGCTTATTATTTTATAAACAGCATTTGGATTAATATTAAATTTATTCGCTATTTCAATAAGTTTATTTTTTATAGACTCATTACTCCCTTTTATTAAAGCTTCAATTGGAGCAGAATTATTTTTAGTTGATAAAGTTCCTCCGAACATTGGGCTAGTTTCGTTTGGTTTCACTAATCTATTATTAGGTATATTTCCACTCAAAACAGAGTCAAGACTATTTTCATTCTTGACTCCGAACAGTTGTTTAAGACTTGGTATGTTAATATTTAGAGCTTTTAATAAGTCCATTTTATTTATCTGAATACCACAACCCAAGACAAACTAGGATAAATGTTATTATATTAAATATCATTTTTGTTGAGGATTAAAAATAGATGCGAATTTAAGCATATCATAGAATATTTCCTTATCTACTCCTGTTAGTTTTTTGCCATCCTCTAATTTTTTTATAATAACATCCATTGTATTAGACTTTATTTTCAACGCCTCTCCATATAATCTAAGTAATGGAATAACAATAGATGGACTTGTCAATATAATACTTAATAATGATCCCAGTGGTCCTCCTGCTAAATATCCAACACCTCCAGGCAATATACCGCGCATATATGTCCCAACTTTATTTTTATTAGAAAGTTCAATGTCTTGTATTGCCTTTAAAATATTTATTTCTCTCGAAATGCCAGGCACTATGCTTTCAAGTCTAGCCAAAACACTTTCCCTTCCTTTGTTCGTGGCATTGGCTATCTTAGTCAACGCTCCATCCTTAAATTCTGTTTCTCCGGTTTGTTTGTTTTTTTGGAAATAATCCTTTTTAATAGTTTCATATTCTGTTTTTAAGCTACTATATGATTTGTCAAGATCTTTCAATCCTGACAAAGTTTCTTTCCCCACCTGATCATATGAATTTCTTAAGTCTCTACTTATTCTTTGTAGGTTCCCAGTTTTATCAGCTCCATATTTAGACAATTCAGATAAAGAAAACCTAGCATTTAAAAATGAATTACCTGTGTATTCTCCTCCGATGCCATATGTATCAATGAAAGATTGTAGTTGGTTTATATCTGTTTGACTTAAAGGAATACTTTCTTTATCTATAGATATTTTACCGTCTGTAATTTTTATTTTATTTTTATTAAAAATATCTAATATTGACTCTTGAGGAATTACAACTTTTTCTGATGAGGTTCTTATCGCTTCATACCCTGACCCAGTTTCAGCTTTAGCATTTATTACGCTTTCCATTTTATTGGAAACTTTTTGAGCTAATGACTCTCTGCTAATACTGGCAATATTTTTATTTGATAATGCTTCTGGCGAGTTTATGGCCAAAGATCTTGTTTCTGGGTTTAGCCCTGTTATTTGGTTTCCCACAAATTCAACCCCTTTTTTAGTTATTCCCGTAGTCACTTCTGCTGTTTTAGCTATTGGTTTAATTAATGGCTCAGCTACTTTTGAAACAGTCCCTTTTTTTACTCCTTCCGCACCTAAAACAATAGGGGCTACCTGAGAGAATGGATCAGATGTCATCACTCTTTGTGCTTCTTGTAGTCTGATATCAGATGCTTGTTTTAACTTTTCATTCCCTGTTAATGCCCCAACAGCTAAACCACCTGCACCTTCTATTGTCGCTCTTGCACCTTCTGGGAATAAAGTTTGATAAGCGGCACTTGGTATTTCTTTTAAAACATCTAATGGACTAACTCCTTCTTTTCCGGCTTGTATTCCGGTTGTAATCGCTTCACCAAGCTTTTGACCAGAAGAATAAGGATTTAAAAAATCTACAACTCCTTTAACAAAGTTCCCAAAAGAACTTGGTATATTCCCTGCTGTTTTCGCTAGTTCTGACGCTATATTCCCACCTGGAGTTGAGACAAAAGGAGCATTGTATTGTTTGGCTATAATTTGATTTTGGGATGGTGTGTATTCTTTGTTTTTTCCCGTTTCTTGCTTGTTTTTTTGGTATAAATTATAAACATTTTTAACATAACTAGGGGTATCGTATTTAACGCCTGCTTTATTTATTCCAACCTTACCTTCCCAATTAGGACTTCCACTGTTCCACATTGATGCAATTTGAGCAGGGTTATATCCTGCGTCTTTCCAGTCTTTTATTTTTAGATAAGTTGCCTTGTTTTCATTTTCAAGGGTTAGAGGTGCGTTTGGCGTGCCTAAATACTTAGACGCAACAGATCGCCAAGTTGACGGCATATATTGATAACGACTTGCCAATTCTCCGCTAGCACCTTTAACAGGGTTATTTCCTGTCTCTTGTTGTCTTATGGCTTTGGCTAAATTTACAACATCTTGATCTAACATATTTTTTTTACCAATTAAAATTATCGCCTGCGACATCAGATTGCCCCAGTGCAGATGTGTCATAAAGCTGACTTGTTATATCTCTTTTTTGCTGGATAAACGATTGTAAATCTTTTATTTTTTGATCAATCACTAGTGGACTATCGTTTATAGTTGGCGTATAACTTTCTAATAATTGTTGTTCATTTGTAGTGAATGATGTTCCTCCTCTTAGTTTAGCAATAGTCGCTTTAACATTACTTATTTTATCTCGTATTTCTTGTCCTGTTTTGTCTCCCGATCCAAAGTTTTTAGCTAGAAATTCAGCCACCGATCCATATCCTATACCCCCTACTCCAGACCAATTATTTTTTTCACCTAAAACTAAAACTTCTGCCATTATATTATCCAATGTTTTCATTGTTATTAAATCTTCGGCGATGCCAGGTGTCAATTTCAATTTATTAGATGAAACACCTCCTTTATTTAAATAATCATTAAAAGACATCCCTGTTCCAGCCTCTCCTCCCGCCAATGTCCAGTTTTTGTAATCGTTTGTTAATTCTTGTCCAGACAATGATTGATTTTGTTTGTCTAAAGCTAGTTTGTTGTCAAATGATTGCTGTGCCTCTGAACTTTTTTGTTTCGCTAAATAATTTTTAGTTGCTATTGCAAAGCCATCCGATAAAGCCCTTGAGTCAATCCCTGTGAGCTTAGAATATTGCTGTGCCATTGTATCGCTTATAGGCACCCCATTGCTTAAAAAAGTAGAAATTATGCTTGCCATCGCATCTTTTTGATCGCTCCTTAATTTATCCGCATAATCTAAAACCTTTAACTGCAAATTGCCAGTCTCAATAGCTGAACTTTTTAAATCAACTAATTTTTGTAATCTGATGTTTTTCCTTTGTTCTTGATATGCTTGATCACCTTGAATAAGGGGCATAACTGTTCCTAGTTCTTGACCCAATGCTCCGATAGACTCATCAAACGCAGCTCTCTCGTCCGCAATTAATGTATTGATATCATTTACTTGGCTTGTTAAATTAGTTAATAATTTTGTTTGGTCTATTGTTCCATCAACTTTAGAAATTGTTTGGTCTGCTGGGATATTTGTTTCTGGAACATCAGCTTTAGCCCCGGGTATTTGCGTTTGTTGAATTTGTGTTTTAGAAGAAAAACCAAAACGAGCAGAAGCTTGAGCTACTGTCATTTTTGATACATCAAATTGAGGATTATAATCTTTAGCTGTTGTTATGCCTAATTCTGATGATGTAGCTGGACGCCCAAATTTAGCCTGTGCTAACGCTTGTATATAGGCAGAATTGACAGGTTTAGATAACTGAGATTGATCAGCTAAGGTGTTTTCAACAGATTGCCTTAGTTCTTGTTGTTTGTTATTTTTTTGTAATTCTGTTGTCAAGTTATTGCTTGCCTCTGTATCTAGTTTAAGGCTTGTAGCGATTGCCGGAACTTTTATGTTTCCATTAGCTAAAGAATATTCAGAGGCTAATTTTTGAGTCCCGTTTACCGTTGTTTCTTTAAAAGCGGTTTGAGAGCTCATAGGCGCGAAACCTAGACCTTGCCCTTGATAAACACTTGCCCCAATAGGCGTAGATGTTGGTGTTATTACTGTGGGAGCTTGAATGGTTTGGTTTGCATTACTTGCGTAATTCGCTGGTGCTGTGGGGTATGAAACAGTCCCGCCCTCATAAGAAGACTGATAAACAGAACCCGGATTTATAACATATGATCCAGCTGGTGGTGTAGGAGCAACTGTTGGAGGTGTATAACCCGCACCAGCTCCCACTCCAGGATTATTTTGTGCAAAAGCTGTATTCGCTGCGGTGTTTGCCATCGCATTTGCTAGAGCCTGTGCGTTTGCTGATAAAGCCATATAATTTATTATTTATTATAATTTTATTATAACATTATTTAATTAAAGGTTAAATGTTTTAGCTGTATTCTATGTTATTAGTCACCACGGAAAGTCCTGCCCCCCCTGAACCTCCATCTACTGTATTATCTCCTTGATTAAAAATTCCATTTCCACCAGCATCGGACGAACTTCCCCCTCCTCCTCCGCCACTTACATTTGCGATGGCAGTCCCCTTGTGTAATCCTCCTCCCCCTCCCACTACAGAAACTGTCCCAGAATTAGCAGTTAAAGAATAATACAATCCAAGGAAATAACCGCCTCCACCGCCTCCACCGCCTCCGCACCTATCTGAGGCGGGATTGTCTAAAGTTCCTTGACCGCCACTTATTCCTGCCACCGAGATACCTGATGCAGTCGTAAAATTCCAAGCTCCATTACATTCTATAATTAAACATCCGCCACCTGCTCCCCCAGCCCCTGACGTTCCAGTCGCACCTGATCCCTGTGTATTTATAGAACCTGAACCTCCACCAGCCCCCACAAAAACATTTGGGTATTGGTTTAATTGTTGAGAAATTGAAGAATATAGAAAAGAAGCTATTGTTCCCCCAAGAGTTGTCCCTGAAGTAGCGCCACCTCGTCCAAAGTTATTTCTGAATAAATTAGATTTACCGTCATTGCCATTATTTCCTCCAGATAACGCATACGAAACATATTCACCTGCCCCCCCCTGTCCGCCCATTCCAGAAGCATCAATCATCGGTGTTGAGCTTGATGTTAGCGTTACATTTCCTTGGCATCTGATAAGAATAAAAGTGCCATTAGTATTCGGATTTGAAAAAGCAAGTTTTCCTGTCCCAGTAATTGAGATAGACGTATAATTTAAAACAACTAGAGAGGCATTAGAGCAGTTTATTGTTGTAGTTCCGCTTGATATAGATAATGCTCCGTCTGATCCGCTACCTCCAAATTTTCCTATACCGAGAGTCCTAAGTCCATTGTTTGTGTCATATTTCAAATATCTAGTGCTGTCCCCCACGCTAAAACTATAAGCTCCACCACTATACCCAAGAAAAAAACCCGTCCCTGTCCCATAATCCGTTTGACCTCCCTTAATATACCCACTCGAATTTAAAGTAATATTCCCGGCTGTAATACTCCCTAAATCAGCAGAAATGGCGGCTAACTGGCTAACTGTTAGTTTATTGGCTGTTATTGTATTGGCTGCTATTTCATCCGCTGTGATAGTTCCTGCTGCTATATTCGAGGCTGTGATAAGCTTTGAGATACCACCACTTCCACCGAATACTTGAAATTCGCAACTCTTACCGCTGGCGACATTACTTGCTACGCAAATTAAAATCTTACCAGCTCCGACTGCGGCACTCGCGGTGGTTGAAGTTTGTAAAACTGTTGTGCTAGTTGAATATGAGAAATAAATATAAGTTACCGCAGAAATATTACCGGTATTTCCTGAAACGATTGAAAAAGTTGAACCGTCCGCGAGTGTTAAAGTTCCAGAAGTCCAAGCGACTGTATCGTGATCAGTAGCACTGAATACTCCTGTAAACTGCCAACCTTGTATTGATTGTTCTGAACCTGTGGCAAGAGAAGCAAGAACGGCTGCGGATAAATAAATACCATTCATCGTAAAACCTGTTGAACCGTCAAAGTGAATATATTTACCAGCTGGGTCGCCAGCTCTAAATTCATAATCAGCTCCGTCTTTCCCCATAAATACTCCATTACCAGTTAGGGGATCAGTAGCTGAACCAATTAAAATTCTTTCTGCGTTTGATTGTATTTTTACATTACCACTAGATATTTCAGAAGTTGAGATCGTCCACCCCCCAATAGATCCTGTTGTTGCAGTTATTGAGCCTCTAAAAGTTCCGTCTTGAAATTCTACCGTTCCATTATTATTTAAAGACCAACCTTTTGTTCCGCTAGAGAAATCAGCAGTCTTTATTTTGTTGTTATTAGAGTCTAACTGTATGTTCCCCGACTCTATAATTCCATTGTTGAAGTTCCAGTTAGCCAAACTAGCTGACGGAGATGTCATTCTCCCTTTTATATTTAGATTGTCAAAAGTTCCGTTTTGATAAATTACACTTGCTTGACCTTGTGGCGTGTTTTGAGGCGTTGAAGAACCTGAATTATTTACAGGATTATTTTGATCCCCCACTCCCTCTGACGGTGGGTTTTTATCTAAATAATATATTTTTACCTCATCTGCCATATTAAAATTCTTGATTATATTCGACTATTATTTCTATTGGAAAAGAAACCGTTAAAAGTGCTGTTCCACTCCAAGTCAATTCTATCAAAAAATTATTTTTAAAATTGCTTGCTTGACCGTAAAGGACAACTTCTCTAGCCCCGCTATGGGTTGAGTTTGTTATTGTTCCAAGAGTAACGTTAGAGCTTAAATCATCCGCATACATTTTTACGGTTAGTGTCATATTCGCACCTACTGCATTTGCGAAAGGTATTCTTATTTTTTCAATCTTCCCATTTCTGCCTAAAGAAAAGATTTGGCTTCGCCAGATTGAAGTGCCGTATGTTGTTGAAATCTTATCGAGTCCTTTTGAACTACCGTCACTAAATCCCACTATTGGCTGTGTGTTAGATCCCTGTGTAATATATTTGCAAGCAGTCACAAGAGGAGTAGCCCCTGCTGATGTGCTTTTTAGAATATTATGCACTCCCATATTCAAATTACGAACTCTTGATCCTAATGCCATCACAGAGGCGGAAGTTGCAGGCGTTGTTGTTGAGCAACCAAAGACTATACGATTGATCATATAATCTACCGCCCCTTGAAATGGTGGCACTTGATCGTCAGCATAATAAATCTCTTCAAACTGTTGTCCTCCTAAATATCTTGAAACACGCATACCTCCGCTTGCTGAACCACTAAAAACATATAATTGACCATTAACTGTTTTCATTGCGGTGATTAATGGATCGGGTAATTCCGCAATTCTGCTATAAGAAGTTGAACTCGCTAATAAATCCCAAAAAACAACCTTTGCGTTCCCTTGTTTAACTGTTGCACTACTGCCGTCTATTAATCCCATTGCAATTTCATTACCTAAATTAGATAAACAAGTTGGTAACCATCCATAATAAGTATCTAAAACCTTGTAAGCTGACGGAACTACTGTGTCATTAGTGTCTCCCTCGTAAGTTACCTTTTTAGTTTTAATCATTGAAATCATCCCCACATTGTCGCTATTCATATCACAAAAATAAAGACGACTGTTTGAGGGATGAACAAACATTGCGTGGTTTGGTATTTTTATTCCTTTGATACTTGGATAGGTGTAATTTGAAAGAGCAGTTAGAGCTAAAGTAGAAGTCCAAAAATTCTGTGTTAGTGCTGGTGTTCCGTTTAATGGTCCATAACGCCAAATGTCAGTATTTGAAGCACCGTATAAATAATTATTATAATAAGCCAATCCGTTACCGCTGGCAGTTGTTAGTGCATTTCCGCTATTTAGTGCTGTTCCCATAGTTAAGCCACTAGACACGGTGTGAACCTTTCCGTCATAAGTATAAACATGGGCATTTGTATCTTTATTGTTGGTTTCAATCCATAGAGGTGCTCCAGTAATTTCAGTGCCACTAAACTTTGCCATTGAAGTTGGTCGCAACAATCCTGACGGTCTTGTTGTCAAGTCGTCCTTTGGCATTTCTGGATCAATCCCGATAGAATTAGAAAACTGACCTTGCTGATAAAAATAATCAGAAGTCCCCCACCCTGCCAAAACTGAATTGATTGTAAAAGTTTGTTTGGCCATTATTTTTTATTAATCATTTTGAATATCGCTTCGGGATCTTCAAAATTGTTTAAATCTCTTAAATTCAATATACCATTTTTAGAAATATCTAAGTGCAAATGGGAGCCTCTGCTTTTATTCCCTGTGTTCCCTACATAGGCGATTATTTGCCCCTCTTTATATCGTCCCTTTTTAACTGAATGTAACAAGTGCATAAGCCTGAATAGTCTTTGGTTATTAGGACATTTGATTTGTATTGTATTGCCTCCCTCCGGACCGAACGTATAGTTAATTACTTCTAAATCTTGCCAAGCATAAATAGGCGTTCCTGACGGAGCGATTATATCTAAACCAAGATGATGAGAGCTATAAAACGTTTCGCACATAAAAGTATATCCTCTCTTTAAATTTTTCCAGTTTTGGATTGGGTATATCATATTATTGATATAAATTATTTATTTTGTAATTGTGAAAATTTAACTGCATCTTGTGCATCGTGGCTGTCTATAATCCAAGCTATAATAGAACCTGATATAACGATAATTGCCATACCTCCTGCTAAAAAGCCACGCCATACTTCTAAGCTAGACACTCTTTCGCTTGCTTTATCCAACCTTTCGTTAAAAGAGGCAAAACCCTCTTTCATATCTTGTCTAATCCCTGCCAATTCTTTCATTATGTCGATAAAAATCTTGTCAAAACTCATCTTATCAGACGCTCTTGTCTCTTTACAGTCTAACTTTAGCACGCATTCCTGCTTACATTTCTCAATCTGTCCCTCTATTTTGTTAAAGCGTTCTTCCATTTTATTATAATAAGTCAAAAATATTTTACCCTCGTTATCTTTTGGCGGTTCTTTTAAATTATTTGGTATTCCTCGGCTGTAATTCATATGGAGGGTATAAGTCTTTTTCTTCCAAACCTAAATCTCCTAGGATAAAGGGTTTGAAAATTAAATTAAATAAATCTTTAATTAGTCTCATAAGTGCTTGTCTTATATTTCTTGTCTATACCTTTTAAAATTAAAGATAAAGTCATTGCTATAATATTACCATAAATGCCAAGGCTTTCATTAGCATTAACTCCGTCTATAACAATGGATATAAATTGTGGCGCTAAAAATATAATAGCATTTTTTACAATACTTATTACATCGTGGATTATTATTTGCCCTTTAGAGCTGATTATTGTGTTCATATAAATTAGATTAAATTATATCATTTTTCTTTTTAATAGTCCCATCGCAACAATAAACCATCCCTGTATTTCTATCCACGTGTTCTGCTAAGATGTCATTATCTAAATAAGCCTTTATACCATTTTCTCTCAGTCTTGCACAAAAATAAGTATCTTCCGTCCCTTTCGTAGTAGTAACGAACCAAGGATATTCTATTTTTTTGAAAATATCCATTTTGTATAAAGTCCCACCTGCAGTCAATGACCAATCTATCTCTAACAATCCTTTTGCATTCAATGGAACAGGCTTTTTGCTTTCTCCATCTGAAATCATACTCGCACATTCAACGACCGGAGTTTTTTTAACATACTTAAAGCCAACCACATCTAAATTGTGAGCATAAAGTTTTTGCAATGAAGAGCTGTCAACCAGTAAATCATTATCTACAAAGAATAAATGAGTGCAACCAAGAGAAAGGGCGTCTTTTACGATTTTATTCCTATATTCCCCTATTAAGCTTGGGTTATCACAAATCAAAAAATGTTTAATATAATTTTTCCCTGTTGGGATATAAAACTCTTGAGACAGCCATTTCTGATCATACGGAGGGAATAATGTAGCAATCATTATTTCTGCTCTGTCTATATTGACTATTTTATCTTGTGGATAATCAGCCGGAGCGTCTTTTATCAATTTCAAAGGAACGTGATCAGAGCTAGCGATAAAAGTGGTTTTGTGGGGGTAACTCTCTGATAATTTTATTAAGGCTTTTTTTGCGACACTTTCTTCAAAAAGTTTATACTCTTCATTTTTAACCAATGCTTTTGTCAGTATTTCTTCTTGTATTTCTTGTGGCATACTTTCTAACACCGATCTGTTTCCCTCTCCTATTCTACCGTTAACTGTTAATTCGATATGTATTTGTTTAGATAATCTTGTTTTCCAATAATTGACTTCTTCTTTTAACAAGTCTTCCTCTGTTTTATCTATTAAATCCGAATATTCATTTTCTATAATAGTGATAAAGTCCATTATCTCTTTAAACGCTCCTGTCATTGCGACCCTCGCATTATGGTCATCGTTGTCTATCTTATCTATTTTCAATAGCAACTCTTCATTTTTTAATTCTTCCAATCTATTTTTAGGCTTTTTAATTATTCTCAATTCTATTCTTTCTTTGTCTATTGCTTTAATCCTTTGATTATACACAGCCTCTTGAATTGACTTATATTTAGCGTCCATTTCTATTACCGCTTGTTTGTATTGTTGAACCCTATCATCGTGTTTCCCAATAACAAAATATCTAAGCTCAAACGGATTTCTCGCTCTTGATAATCCATCCATAATAGGCTTAAATTCTGAAATTTTATCTTTGATATGCTTTATTTTCTCTTTTGTTTTTTCCTGAGGCATAAATTTATAATATAAATAATTATACTGAACCTGATTGAGCTCCTGCTAAATAACCCCTATCTTGTGATAGTGCACCTTTAGTCACTTGTGTTGTTGTGTCGGTGGAGAATGTAAGACCGTCTGTTGTGGTGACATCGGCACCAGTGTTCCCTCCTGAAAAGTAGGCTAAGGTAGAAGAGTTAGCTCCTGCTAAACCATACCTAGCTTGTGATAGCGCACCTTTAGTCACTTGTGCTGTTGTGTCTGTGGAGAATGTAAGGCCGTCTGTTGTTGTGACACTGTCACCAGTGCTCCCTCCTGAAAAGTAGGCTAAGGTAGAAGAATTAGCTCCTGCTAAATAACCCCTAGCTTGTGATAGTGCACCTTTAGTCACTTGTGTTGTTGTGTCGGTGGAGAATGTAAGACCGTCTGTTGTGGTAACCCTGGCACTAGTGCTCCCTCCTGAAAAGTAGGCTAAGGTAGAAGAGTTAGCCCCTGCTAAACCATACCTAGCTTGTGATAGTGCACCTTTAGTCACTTGTGTTGTTGTGTCGGTGGAGAATGTAAGACCGTCTGTTGTGGTGACATAATCACCAGTGTGCCCTCCTGAAAAGTAGGCTAAGGTAGAGGAGTTAGCTCCTGTTAAAATAAACCTAGCTTGTGATAGTGCACCTTTAGTCACTTGTGCTGTTGTGTCGGTGGAGAATGTAAGACCGTCTGTTGTGGTGACCTTGCCACCACTAGCGCTCCCTCCTGAAAAGTAGGCTAAGGTAGAAGAGTTAGCTCCTGCTAAAGCATGCCTAGCTTGTGATAGTGCACCTTTAGTGACTTGTGCTGTTGTGTCGGTGGAGAATGTAAGACCGTCTGTTGTGGTGACCTTGCCACCACTAGAGAGCCCTCCTGAAAAGTAGGCTGAATAAGTAGGACCTTGAATAAATGATAAGCCATTTATAGTTTTAATACTAGTTGCCAGGATCCCATTGAAAGTCTTTATATTATCTATAACTAAACCGTTGAAAGTTTTTACTTCGTTAGCCATAAAATTAAATATTACACGTGTGTTTCATAGTCACTGCTTGGGTTGAAGAAAAGATTGTCGCCTGTTCCTGCTGTTCCGAAACCTAAGCACCTTGTAATTGAGTCTGCTGTTGTTGGCTTAGTTAAAGTAACTGCTCCTGCTGTTTCGCTTAAAAATACTTGTTCGTTAATTGTAAGAGTTGGAAATTTAGCGTCTGCTCTGATCATTCCGTGTAATAGCATTTTTGTCGCTTGTGTGTCGTTCGCCGCTAAAACGCAAACACCTAAAATACCCCTGCCGTCTCCTGAGGCAGTTGTAATAACATTTGCATCGGCTAAAACCCATTTGTTAGAAGTTCCGCTTGGTGAGCAAATATCACCAAAGGCTAGGGTAGCTCCTGCTGTTCCTGATAAAGTTAAGCCTGAATACTTTCCGTCTGCGGATAAATCGCTATCATAGCCAAAGCCTGCGTTTTCGCCCATATTAATCTCACCTGTTAAAGTCCCTCCTGATGCTGTTGTAATAATATTATTTCCCTCGATTGAGACTACTCCTGCACTTACTCTAGCAATCGTTGTATCGCTTGCGTGTCCTAATTCAATACTTCCCACCCCTAAAGCTGTGCTTGTAGAGGCTGTAATGCCTGAAACTGGCAAACCTGAGCAACTTGTTAAAGTGCCACTGCTTGGCGTTCCTAGTGCTGGAGTGGTAAAAGAGGGGGATATTAAGTTTGCTTTTAGTGCTAACTGATCATAAGTTAATTTCGCACTCGGATACTGGGTATCTGTTGAAGCACCTGAAATTGAAGTGACTTTATTAGCACTGTCCTCTGGAACATAAGAAATATTTGTATTTAAAGTATTCCAATTACCCGCTGTTTGTCCGGGTGTGTCTGTATTTGCAATAATTGAGTCGCCAATCTGGATTGCAACGCCACCTAGAGTTCCAGCAACTGAAATTACCCACATATCGCCTTTTAATATCGCTCCAGCAGTTCCTGAACCGCCCGTGGCTGGATAAGTATTAACGGAAGCGTCATAAACTCCTCGATAATCTAATAGACCAGCGACTAATCCGTCTGCGTAAGTTTTTATTGCTTTTTGGCTTGGGACTTTTACATCGCTATTCCCTGCCAAAGTGTTGTCTGTATCAATTAAGTTAACACCATTGACTTGGTAGCTTTTACCGGTCGCAATACTTGCATTTCCTGAACTATCTATTGTGAAAGATTGATCGGGAGCACTCCCGTCACTTGCAATAACACGATGAAGCTTAGCGTGGTCATTGCTTAATAATGTATCACTTGCTTGAGGTTGTATAATTGCCATATAATTTATGATTTATCTTTATTAGTCCAAGATGAACTATTTTTAGAATTATTAGAAAAAATAGAGGTATTTCTTTCTGAATTATCCCATATTAGCTTTATCCCATTATAGTATCTAATTAAAATTTCTGAGTGTGTTATTGTTTCTAACAATGAGCGATTATATTGTGCAACCCTTGAGAATATATCAGAACCAGTGATTGTCTCCAATAGTGTTTTAGTTATATTCTTTGAAACTGTTTCTGCGCTTGTGATTGACTCTAATACTGTTTTACTTGTTGATTTTGACAAGGTCTCTATTGTTGAAATTGTTTCTATAAAGGTTCTGTATATAGTTAATCCTTTCCCAAGTATTTCTGTATTCGCAACCGTGTCTAACAATATTTTATTTATATTCTTTAATATATTTTCAGTGTTTGTTATTACCTCTGACACTGTTTTATTTACATTTTTTAATATGTTTTCATTGCTAGAAACAACATCACTAACATTTTGTGCATACATAAACCCACCATTGAACACTATATTGCTTTCGTTAAATGTTATTGTATCGTTGAATGTTTTCATTAGCTTATTTTTACTTTATAAGTAATTGTTAGTACATCGGTATTACCCATATTAATCGCATCAAAAATTTGTCTTCCGAGCATAGTGCCAACAGAGGCTGCATTAAAAATACCAACTTCTGTAACTGCGTGAGTTCCACCAGTGGACGTGAATGCTTTAACTAGCTGTAAAGTATCATTCGTTACCGTTGTTGTTGCTCTTGTGACTGTCGCAGATGCACGACTAAGACCATCTGTCGCCAACTCTGCGACTAATGCCGTCTGGGAAGCTGAAGCTGGTGTTGTTCCTGTTCCAATAGCTAAATAAGTGAAATAAGCCGGAGAACTTACATTTCCCATTAAGTTTACAGTTTCTGCAAAACCAGCATTGGTAATAGTGTTTTTAATTTCTCTATTATCTTTAATATTCCCGTTTTTGTCTGTTAAGACTAAACTAATTGAACCTTGTATTTTTAAATCATCTTTCATATAAAATTAATTAATAATAATGTTTATTTTCTCTTTGAATAGAGTTAATTGTGCTTTGATTTCGCTCTGAATAGAAGTCTGACATCATCTCTGATAGTCCTGGAAAACCACCAAGCATTCTGGTGCATATTTTTTCTACTCCTACGTTTCCTTTAATCATAGACCATTCTAAACAAGGCCCATAATACAAAATCGGATGGAATTGTTTTGCGAATCCCGGCTCTTTTGTTGTGTCTGAAACGGTAAAAGCGGACACTTCTCGATCTGTGCTAATTCTTAAACCGTCTGTTGCTGTGACCACGCTTGTGTCTGGTTTAGGATAAAGAATTAAAGAATTACCTAACAATCTATAATGAGTTGGCAGTCCTGCCTCTTCTTGTTCTTTTTGTGTGTTAAATAAATCTGAATATTCTGGTATATATTGCAAGGTATAATAATCACCGTTGCTTTGCATTACTTCTACTTGTTTAAGTCTTAAATCTGTTGAGGGGATTGAATAGTCTCTTTGGTTGTTTACAATAGTTGTTGTCGCTTGTGGAAATGTTGTTTGGTTATTATCATCAAACGACCAATTTTTATCTACTTTCCAAGCAAAATAAGCACAAATCCTATACCACTGATTAACTAGGTTACTAAAATAGGCAAAAGATGTTGCATTGCCACTAATCTGACCGTCTCCAATATTAGTGGTTTGTTCAATCATTTGTATAATGCCTGCCTTGGTTGTTGTGTTGTTATATTGCATTTTTTGTAAGAATATAGTTTAATATTTCGTTATGTTTTTCTTTCGCGATGTCTATCATTGATTTACCGTGTTTCCTGTAATAGAATAAAACCTCTTGTATAACTGTGCATTCATATCCTGCTTTAGTCGCTCGCATCCAAAACTCCCAATCTTCATATCCTGATTTCATATTCTCATCATATCCTCCTGTTCTGTCAAACACTTCTTTCTTGAATAAAGAGCAACAGTTCAGATGATTATTTTTTAAAAAATCTTCTGCTTGCGGATATACTTTGAGACTTTTCCAAATAACATTACTGTCGCCAAATTCTTGCAACCAAGTGCCGACTATATCATCCACTCCTATTGTCTTCTTTATAAAATCTATGTTAATTTTATCATCTGCGTCAAGATTAAGCAAATAATTACCGTTAGCTATTCTACATCCAGCGTTTCTTGCACTGCTTAATCCTTTATTCTCTTGTTTTATGTAAAAAATAGGTATTTTTGTATTTTTAAAACTATCTGCCACCTCTGCTGTGTTATCTGTTGATCCGTCATTTACGATTATTACCTCTAAAGGTGGATAACTTTGTTCTAAACAACTATTAATAGCGTCAGCTAAATAGCGACCATAATTAAAACAAGTTATTATAATGCTTACTGTGTTCATTTAGTCCAAGTCGCAGCCCATCTATGGATGGCGTGCGTTTTATTAGTAATGCAATCTGGGGTAAATTCTTCATTCCAGTTATAGGGGTAAAAATATTCTTTGTTATATAGTTTTATATCTCCAAATAGTCCTTCTCTCACTCCCTCTTCCCATCCTCTTTTTTTCATTAATTTGGTAAACATTCTCGGTCCTGTTTCATTCGGCACTTGTGGATGAGATAGGGGGAAATTATCCATATATTTCATACACTCAAGAAGAAATGGATGACCCTCTACCGAGCCAAATACTGCGTTGTTTATTGTATTGTCATCTTCTTGACCTAAAAAAAAGTTATTATTCAAAAACGGATCGAAAGACTTTAGAACTTCAACATCAATATCAAAATAAATTCCACCGGTCTCATAAATATTTTGGCATCTTGCATAATGACCGGCTAAGACAAATTGCTTGTTCTCTATTGCTTTGTTTACCCAAGCGTTTCTAGGGCAATTTTCAAGGCTTATGTGTCTTATGTCATAATTTGGCATTACTTCTCGCCAGTGGTCAATATATGGTTTAAATTCGGCAGGCAATGGCTTATCACTCACCCAAGTATAATAAATAATTTTAGGTATCATATTATTTTTTTGTTTCTTCGTCTTTTTTTTCATTCTCTTTATTTTTTTGTTCTCTTACAAACTCTATATAATCTTCTACACGATCTCTAATTACTAGTTTTACATCATCCCCATCAAGTTTTAATGTTGACAAGTATTCAAACTCACTATAATTTAAGGCTTTTTCTTCTTCTGCGACAATAGGTGTCATTTTCACTTTATATTTTTCTATTTTATAGCCAATACTGACTTGTTCTTGTTGCATGTCTTCAATTTTTTTTCTTAATTCTTCGCCGTTATTAAAGACTTCTTGTCTTTTCAGCAACAAATTTTTTAGTTCTTGATTGTTTAAGGTTATTTCTCTCATAAAATTGTTTTATAGGCATTAGCCCATTTGTGATAATTATTATTAATATTATAGTTTTTTAAAACATATTCTTTAGCGTTTTTACCCATCGATACTCTCAATTCTTTATTTTCTTTAAGTTTTTTTATTTCTTCCAGCCACTTACTGTTATCTTTTATTAAAATGCCATTATCGCTTGTAATCTCTTCATATGGCGCGCCATCAAAACTTTGAGCGATAACAGGAACTTCGCACATTGAAGCTTCTAAAAACTTTATATTGCTTTTACACCTGTTAAAATAGTTATCTTTCCTTGGTATAAGCATAAAATCAAGACGAGCTTCATTTAATCTCTTCGGGTAATCTTTAATGTGACACCACGGATACCATTCAAGATTAGATATTGTGTCCCAAAAAGCATATTCTTCGCCAAACTTTTTTGTTACTTCTGGATTTTTTCTTCTGTGTTCAGCATCCCCAAGACCAAAAAGAACTAATTGTATACTGTTATCTAAATTTAACTCTCTTATCAAATTTGTAATGTGCAAATAATCAAATTCAAAAGATACTGAACCGACCAAACCTATTCTTGTTTTTTCACCAGTGTTTCTTAGTGGCATATCCCAATCATCGGGATCTACACAGTTTGGCAATACAATAGTATTTTTATTAAAACTTCTGTATTCGTTAGCCAGTGTTTCTGTTGAGCAAGTCACAAGGTCTGCAATATCAGCCATAAATTCTTTTATGTTAGAGTCTCTTTTCGCTATTTCTGTGTTTACCTTTTCATCTGTAAAGGTCATCAATGGATGATAAGAGTCTATTCTAAAGGTATCATCATTATCTACTACAATTTTTTTCCCATCTGCTTTTAAAAGTTTTGCCAAGTTGTGGTATTCTTGTTTCTCAGGTCTATGGAAAACAACAATATCAGCCCATTCTAAACCTTTTTTTATTTCTTCAGGGTTTGGCTTAGAGCCAAGAGCATTAACTGATTTTTTATCGGTTATAAAACCATTGTGTATTGCTGGGAGCATTATGCGAGCATAACTACACCCAGTATAACCGCTATTAATCATAAATACTTTCATATATATAAAGGTTTTTTATTTTTTTTAAATAATTCTTGTTGTTTTTGCCACTCAATTTGTTTTCGTATCTCCACCATTTGTATTACTTTTAACTGATTTGTAGTAGTCTTCAATGTTGTCATATTTTAAACCGTTAGGAGCTAAAAAAACCCTCTTTTTATTTTTAATATCTGTATTTAATTCAATATTCATATAATTGCTTTCTTTCCTATCCGCAGTCTCGGAAAGAAACGATGCGGATAAGCAATTTATTTTAATCAATTGTTATATTGGTTAAACGGCAGCAGTCTTGATCCAAACTCCAGAAGTATCTCGGTTCTCAATCACTCCATAAAATACGTCGGCAGTAATAATGGTGCTTAAGTATTGTGGAATATAGTTAGATTGAGTTCTGACACCACCAGAAGCGTGAACAATTGCGTCTTTATGAGATAAACAAGAATTAGCAGAACCAAGAGTAGAACCAATTCTTGCACTCATAATTACAGGGATGCCATATAGATAACCAACGTGACCTTTCAGTACCGGATCAGCTCCAAGCGTATTAGTAAGTAAACTAAACTTATTAATAAGTGAAATATCTGATCTGACTTGTTTAGGAGTTAAAAAGAACGCACGACCTTCTTCCGGCACACTAGCTTGGTCTAAATATTGAATAGCGCGCACAATATCACTATCAGCTAAACCTGCGGCAGAAGTTCCTACTGTTTGAGAAAAGCCGGTGAATAATGCTAAAATAGCATCCTCATAAGCTGCTCCGACTTCATAAGCTGCATTTTGCATTACTCTTTCCATATAAGAATATTGCTTTAATACTTGAGCGGCTTCTTTATCTTCAATGGCAAAGGAGCATTCAACCCAAGTGTCCATTGTCAAGGTAATTTTGCTATCTGTGATTTGGTTTAAAGTAACGGCTGTCGCAGTTGTTTTTGTTGCGGCTGCCATTGCAGTTACATTCGGGATGTAAACGCTTTTAGCTCCTGCAGAAAAATCAGCAGATAAGTCTGTGAAAAATTTAGCTGCTTTTAAGTCTGCTCTATAGTAGTCGTTCATTTTTGGACTCCACAATAAGCCAACTACATTTGCTAAAGTGGTATTGGTAGCTGTTCCTGTGGGAAAAGTTCCAGTAGCCATATATTTAAAATAGCATAGGTTTAAGCATCAAGTCCGAGTCTTTTTAATTCTGCAAAATAATGTTCTTTGTGCTCTACGGGAGACATTTTATTGACCTTTTGTTGGTCATAAATAGGGCTTCCGCTTGCGTCTCCAATCTGGGCTTTATCTGATCGTTCTTTTTGAGCTCTTAATTCTAGCTTGTTTTTATAATAATCACTGTTTATTGCTTTAAGTGGCGTAATGCCCTCATATTTAGCAACATTAAAAATAGTGGTTATTTCTTTATCAAGCTCCTCTTCTGATATGCCCAGTTGGAGCAACTTACTTATTAGAATTGTTTCCTCTCTTGTGCTTGCTCCGTTTTGCTGATTATTAATTAAATCCTCTTTAGGTTTCAACGCTTTAGCTCTAAAGTGTTCTTTTTGAGCTTCAAGTGTCTTGACCTTTTTGCGTAAGACTTCTAATTCGTCTCCGCTATTGTCTTCTTCGTGTGTTTCCACACCAAGCTCGACAGCTTCCTCTTTTTCATTTTCCATAGAGTTTTGTCTCTTAAAGTCATTTTTATAAAGGTTTAGTCCTTTAGTAATCCTTAAGTGGATTATTCTGTGGTAGCTTGTGCCTTGAACACAAGAGGTTGCCCATCTACCTATTCGTATATTATTTTATTTTTAGTATTGTCAAAACTCATTTTTTCTATATGTCTCAAAGCTCTTCTCATTATTTTACAAGCCTTGTTTCTTGACATAACTTCTAACTTAATGTGTTCAGCACTTAAGGTTTCTTTTATGTTTTGCGTTTTGGCGTTATTGATAATTTCTTTTTCAAAAATATCTTTCAGTTCTTTCCATTCTTCACTATTAACTAAATCTTTAAAGTTCATAATTGTGGCATCCCAGTTTCAGGCGTTTGTGTTTCTTGTGGTGAACGCATTATTTGTGGGTTATTATTACTTATTATTTCTTGTTTTTGTTCTGGCTTTAGTCTGAACGACGCAATTCCATTATTTTCAAGAAGTTGCATAAACGCTGGTATTTCTGAAATAGTAGGGTTTTGTGCCGTTAATGTTATTGCTTGGATAATAGCGTCATTTTGTTGTGCTTTGTCATAGGTTTCGCCAACAGGATCAATCATAAAACCGTATTCAAAATTAAAGAAATCTTTACCAGTCCCTAATTTTCTTCCAACCTTTCCAATTTGTTGTTCTGTGTTTCTATCTAATGCCTCCAATTCTCCGGGTTGCACAGGTTCTCCGGCTAGGTTTTTTTCTTTTACATAATCTATTTTTCGTTGTGTTTTTATTGCCTCATCATAAGATTGAATATCACTTATATTTTCTGTTATTTCAATCATTTCCTCTTTGTTCCATTTTTCAATTAAACTAGGTAAAACATATTTTGAAACAATATCTTTAAGCGGTTCTGCTATTCTATTTCTAGTTTGCTTAAAGGCGGTTTTGTATGCGTTATTCATTAACGCTTGACCCCTAAAGGTTATTCCACTTGGCAATTGGTCGCCTGTCGCCACATCAGGAAGCATTAAGTTTTTACGCACTTGCGCCTCTATCCTGTCTAATTCTCCGAGTAAAACACTTACCGCCCTGTTCTCGATTGCTATTTGTTTCAGTCCTTGTGGCAAAATCTGTCCGCTTCTTACGCTTTTAAAAATGTTTCCCCTAGCTTCTGGATTTGTGCTTTCTAATAATAATAATGATGCAATATTGGTCGCCTCTGCGTTTTCATTGATCAGCGTGTTCGCTCTTCTTTGTAATATAAAGTTAGTTTCATAGTTTCCAATTCTTAACCACCTACCGCTATATTTATCAAGGTGAAAATCAAAGTATTTATTATCGTTTTTGTCAATTTCTTCTTCAAAAAGGATTAAACAGTTTTCGCCATATCCATTACCGACAACATGTCTATAGCTTTTAGTTTCATCGTCATAACCGGTAAACTCCCAAACCTCTATTCTGTCAAATTCTGACTGTTCTTTTTTGTCTTTTGTTTTGATTACCTCTTCTGTGTTTTTCCAAATTCCATTTTTATCTCTAATATAATTTTCAGTCAAGTAATGTTTTTCCACAATATCTGTTTCTCTTATATCTTCAACACTAGGATCAAAATACAGATTTCTTAAATCACAAGGAAAAATATCATTTTCTTTTTCTTTATTCTTTTTAAGTTTCCAGACATAACTGCCAAACTCTGATATCAGCTGTGTCAAGTCATCAATTTTAATACTAAAATTATTATCATCAGCCCATTTATTAAAACGAATATTTAACGCCCACGACTGATAAAAGTTAGTGTCTCCCTTGCCAATAGCTCTAAAATCTTTAGTGTCTAAATCGATGTTTTTTGCATAGTGCATTACATAGGGTTTAACTACATTCCAAAATAAAGCGTCTTCATCTTCGCATTTATAAAATTTATCATTTTTATAACAGTATATTCTATCTATTGCCTCCCTATGGTTAAAATATAATCCTTTTATTATTTCAAATGGTTTTTCGCTTATTTTTATGATATTCTCTATTTTTTCGTATAATTTCATATAAAGTTTGGCTTGATTGATTGATTAAAATCATAACTAATTGTCTCTTGGTACCCACTCAACGCATATCTTATTGCATCCATTGAGTGATCATATCCGCTTTCAGGATCGTTAATTACCTTTCCGACTCTATCTACTTTAAAAAAATAATTCTTATACTCTTTTATTATGTTAAAGCTTCTTTTTGTTACGCTTATTTTTTGGTCTTGCACAAATTGAATGCCTTGATAAATACTACCTTGACCTTTAACAGCTGGAAAAATATTACATCCATATAGCCTAATTTCGTCAATGCTTTTCGGCTCTGCACTGTCTGCAATAACCATTGCTTGCTGTTGTTGTAAAATTATATCAGATATTTGTTTATTGGACAAACCTTTTTGAAAAAGTATTTCATCTATTATAAAACCGCCATTATATTTATATATTGCCACTAAAGCACTTGGATCATTTGTATAACCAAAATCTAAGCCATATCGTTCCAATCTTGCCTCGTGTGGTATTTCTTCTATAATCTGCCAATCTTTATAAATACGCATTTCTAAGCTGTTTGGTTCACCAAGCCACTTATGCTTATACAGTGCAGGTCTATTTTGCTTGTCATCTTCTATTTCTTTTAAAATATTATCTGGTAACATCCCATGCTTAACCGCTATATCATAATTCACGTTGATTATTAAAGTATCTGGTCTTCCTTGAATTACCAAACGATTATGAACTGGGTCATCTTCCATTAACCTATTATAAGTATAAATAATCTTGCTGTTTTTTTTTCTAACTGTCGGAGTCAATATTTCAATGCTTTCATTAGAAACTGTTTGGGCTTCTTCTACCCAAGCAATATCAATTCCCTCAATCGACTTAACGCTCTGCTCGTTGTGATGCAATCCTTTAAAAATAAAGTCAGAGCCTGTTTGTTTGTTTATAATCGCATTGTTGGTTATTTCAAAATCATTCAACTCGTATAGTTTAATCAACTCTGATAACAAGTGGTGTGAACTATCAGCTATTGAATTTTGGAACTCTCTGAAACAAGCTATTCTAGTTTTTGCTTGTCTTGCTCTGATTATTAAATATCTTGCAACTGTGTGGCTTTTGAGTGAAAATCTGCCGCCATATATAGCGGATTCTCGCCAATCATCATCAAAAAGTCTTTTAAACTCTATCGGAATTGTTATTATCTTTTGTTCCATCTATGAATTTAACTAAAACTTGATTAATTTTTTCTCCATCGCTAGTTATATCTTGATTATCTCCAAACTCCTTGCGCTTCTTTCTTTTCATGTATTCAAAGGCGTATTGCGGGTTGTCTTTAATTGCTTTATTTATTGTAGTCCTAGCGATTAAATATGGGGTATTTCTTAATTCATCAAATCTCTCTTTTAGTTTTGGATTGTCTTTTATCCAGTTATAATAAGTTTGCGTTCTAATATTAGCCTTTAAACAGGCTTCAATTATCGGGCAGTCCATTGCAAAAGCCTCTTCCAATCTTTTGATGGTTTCAGGCTCTAGTTTTGTGTATTTTCCCTCTTCATTTACCGCCATATTTTTTAAACTTTTCAAATTTATTTTTTGATGCTTTGTCGTTTTGTTCTGCTTTCTTCAAAAAGCATTCACCGACTTTTCTATAATATTCTTTTTTGTTTTTGCTCTTTATGTTCATTTACTAAAGTTTATTTTCTTTTTTAAAATAATTGTGTATAACTCATAAAAGCTAGCGTTTATGGGCTATTGACTTATGTATAGCAGACTGCTATACTTATATTATAACTTAGATTGATTAACAGGGTAACTCTTCAAAACTTGCCCGCCTAATCCTAGGTTATAACTTAATTTATAATTTACAAAATAGTATTTTGTAGTTTATTTATACACTCTTTAATCTAATTATAAACATTATTTTAAAGAGTGTCAAATAAAAATATGTACCCTTTCAAAATAAATAAATATAATAATAAGGGGTTATCAGTTATGGAAATGGTGAAATATTTATTTAATCGGGACAAAACAATAATGGAAAATGGAGTAAAGTCTGGAAACAACAGGATATTTAAACCTAATGACGATCAAATAAAAATAATGGCTGTATTTTTTGGCATTAGCAAAGAGCAAATGGAGGAAAGAATAGATTATTTTAACAATCGTAATTATTAAACATACACTTATGAAATATCACTTAACTTATAACTATTACAGACAAAAAGAGAAGAGGGTGCGGAATTTTAAACTCTTTATCTTATCCGGGCTATTTATTATTTATTCTTTAATGCTTAAAACATTAATAACTTTATGAGAAAATACATCACTAAATCGTTCTACTGTCAAAAGGATACTTATGAGATTTTGAAAGGACTATCCCGAAAATATCTTATAAGCGACTCGGCGATCATTCGCATTGCTATTAGTCTGATAAATTCTAAGCAGTATTTGCTAGAGGACGCCACGGCTGATAGAAAGAAAGATCCATTTTTAAGCTAGGTTTTAAAACCTCTTAAAAAGCTTTCAATTCCATTTTTTGGATTATTAGGACAAGCTTTGATTATGCAATTATAGCAAGGACTATCACGATATAACTCTTTAGCCGTATAACCTAAAATGCAAAATTCATTTTTCATAACTCTAAAGCTTGTTTGAATAAACCGGTAAAATATTCAGTTATCTCATCAACTCCCCCTGTAAATCTTTTATTCTTAAATTCCGTTCTAAATTTACAAAGTAGCTTTTGCTTTTTGTCTTGTGTAGAAATTGAATTGTCTGAGTCGCTGTAATTTTTAATCATAGTTTAGCTTTATTTTAGCACCAATTTAAAAAGAAAGCAAATAAAAAAGCCAATAGTTTTCCACATCCATTCCTATTGCACCAATTTTAACTAGAGTTATAATGATTATAGAAGTTTAAATAATGCTAAAAATGTTCAATAATCGAATGAGCCGAAAGGTTTGAAATGTGAAAAGGTTAATCCCTTTGCTCCCCTGAACAGGAGTTAGCACACATTTTAAACCGTTCGGCTTTTTTGATTATTGAATTGAAAAATATTATGGCTAAAAAAAGGATGTTTGATAAGGCTATTATAGACATGGATAAGTTTATGGACTTATCTATGGGATCAAAAGCTCTTTATTTTCTGCTAGGTATGGAAGCTGACGACGAGGGGTTTGTCTCTTATAAAAAAGTTATGAGAATACACGGAGGGAACGAGGATGATATAAAAGTGCTTATAGCCAAAAACTTTTTAATCAGTTTTCCGAGTGGGGTTGTGGTAATAACTGAATGGCAAAAAAACAACTATTTAGACAAAAACAGAATAACACAAACAGAGTATATTGACGAGAGGTCTCAATTGGCGGTAAAAAACGGAAAATATACTATAACTCCGATGGATATTGATGTTAAACAAAAGTTTAACAAATGTTTAACCAGTATAGTAGAGAGTAGTATAGTAGAGAGTAGTATAGAAGAGAGTAGTATAGATACTGCATCCTCATCGGATGCGGAAAAATCTAAAAATCAAGAAATTGTAAATCTTATAAACGAATTTAAAACTATCAATCCCCTTATAAGTTTCGGAAATAAAACCAATAGAAGTTCAGCAGAAGAAATCATCAAGAAGTTTGGCTATGAGAAAGCAAT